GACGGTGAGTGGTCGCGTGGCGCCCTGGATGAGATTCACCCACACGAGAGGCCCTGTCCGGGGACGGCGGGGCCTCTCTCATGTCTCGGGGAGGTGTGGCCATGGCATGCGAGGACCTCGACCCGGTCCGAAGCAAAGACGAAGCAAGGAGACGCGGGAAGGTCGGCGGCATCAAGTCGGGCGAGTCCCGCCGTCGCAAGCGCGACATGCGCGAGACCTTCTCTGCGCTCCTCGACATGCCGCTCTCGCCGGGGAAGCTGTCCGACGCGAAGACCATCTCAGGGCTCACGGGCAAGAACGTCACCGTCGCCCAGGCAATCGCGCTGCAGATGACGAGGCAGGCGATGGAAGGCGACGTGAGGGCGGCACAGTTCGTCCGTGACACCTCTGGTCAGGCACCGACGACACAGGTCGAGGTGTCGGCACCCGCCAGCGAGGCCGCAGCGGCGTTCAGGGACGAGCTGAGCCGGGCGATGGGCGCTGACTCGAATGCGGAATCCTAGCGACGCACAGGCGCTCTCCGTGCTCGTGGCGAGGCATCCGGTGAGACTCGCCCGACTCATGGGCTACGACAGGCTCGTCGAGCCGATGCACGACGGGTGGATCCGCTCGATTCTCCTGGGCACCGGTGACATGACGCTCCTCGCGCACCGAGGGTCGTACAAGACGACCTGCCTCGAGGTCGCCCTGTGGCTCTTCTGCCTGCTCTACCCAGAGCGCACGTGCGGGTTCCTGCGCAAGACGGCCGACGACGTGGCCGAGGTCATGTCCGCCGTCTCGAGGATGCTCGAGTCCGACGTGAGTGCCGAGGTGTCCCGCGTCATCTACGGGCGCGAGGCTGTGGTCTCGTCGAGCTCGACCGATGTCACGACCGACATAGCGTGCAACGTCTCAGGCTCGCCGCAGATCGCGGGCTTCGGAATCAACGGCTCCCTCACGGGAAAGCACTACGACCTCATCTGCACCGACGACATCGTGACCCTGCGCGACCGCGTGAGCAGGGCCGAGAGGGAACGCACGAAGGGCGTCTACCGCGAGTTGCAGAACGTGCGCAACCGTGGTGGTCGCATCGTCAACACAGGAACCCCGTGGCACCGCGACGACGCGATCTCGACGCTCATGCCGGAGGCCGAGCGCTGGCCGATATCGAGGACTGGCCTGGTCTCGCCCGAGCAGGAGGCGGCGCTCAGGGGCTCGATGACGCGGTCGCTCTTCGCGGCCAACTACGAGCTCCGGCACGTCCAGAGCGAGGGCGTGCTGTTCCAGGGCGAGCCCACGACGTTCGCGGACCGCTCGCTGCTGCACGACGGATACATGCAGGTCGACGCTGCCTACGGAGGCTCGGACGGCACGGCGGTCACCTGCGTCGCATGGCACGGCGACGTGCCGTACGTCCATGGCGAGCTGTGGCCCGAGACGCACGTCGACCGCAGGCTCGAGCGCATCAGGTACCTCCACGACGAGCTCAGGCTCGGCACCGTCCACATGGAGCGCAATGCCGACAAGGGATACCTCGCCGAGAAGCTTCGAGACATGGGTCTGCCCGTGTCGACCTACCAGGAGCACGAGAACAAGTTCGTGAAGATCTCGACACACGCACGTGGCGTCTGGTCGCGTCTCGAGAGGCTCGAGTCCGACGGGCAGGCGAGCGCGGACTACTGGGACGAGGTCATGGACTACACGGAGGGCGCGGAGCACGACGACGCGCCCGACTCGCTGGCATCGGCCGTGCGCCTGCACGGTTCCGGTGTGCACGCGAACATCCTCATGGGAGGGATCTGATGGAGGGCTACTACGAGCCGTGCTGTGGCTACTGCCTGCCGAACGACGTCGACCTCACCGCCGACCTCCTCGCGAGCATGGTCCAGGACTACAAGGACAACCACGTGCCGAGGCTCGCGTCCCTCAGGAGGGCGTACGAGGGCGACCATGCCATCCTCCACCAGGAGGCGAAGGCCGCATACAAGCCCGACAACCGCATCGTGGCGAACTACGCCAAGGAGATCGTCGACGACATGGTCGGCTACTTCCTCGGCGTGCCCATCCGCCTCGCCTGCGACGACGACGCGACGCTCGAGTGGGTCGAGAGGTGGGGGGCGGAGAACGACTCAGACGACCTGGATGCCGAGCTGTCGAAGGTGGCCGACATCTATGGCCACTCGTTCGAGCTCTTCTGGCGCGACGAGGACGCCGCGCCGCGCTCGTCCGTTGTCGGACCAATGAACTGCTTCCTCGTCACGGACGACACCGTAGCCAAGGCAATCAGGTACGCGGTGCGCTTCTGGTACGACGACAACCGCTTCGACGAGAGGACGGACACCCTCAGGGGCACGCTGTACGACGCGACGACCGAGACGTCCTTCGTGGACGACGGGGCGGTACGTCTCGGTGAGCAGGTGCCACACGGGTTCATGGACGTCCCCGTGGTCGAGTACGTCGAGAACGAGGAGCGCCAGGGCATCTTCGAGGGCGTCATGAGCCTCATCGACGCACACGACAAGGCACTCTCCGAGAAGGCGAACGACGTCGAGTACTACGCCGACGCCTACCTCAAGATCCTCGGTGCCGACCTCGACGACAAGACGCTGGCCAAGCTGAGGGACACGCGCATCATCAACCTTGCGGGCTCGGACTCCGACAATGTCGACGTCGAGTTCCTGGCAAAGCCTGACGCTGATGGGACGCAGGAGAACCTCATCGACCGTCTCGAGCGTCTCATCTTCACGCTCTCGATGGTCTCCGACATGAGCAGCGAGACGTTTGACACGTCGAGCGGCATCGCCATCAAGTACCGCCTCATGGCCATGAGCAACCTCGCCATCACCAAGGAGCGGAAGTTCAGGCGCGGGCTCTCGCGTCGTTGGAGGCTCCTGTGCGGCTATGCGGGCAACAACCTGACCGAGGACGCATGGACAGGCATCCGCGCGACGTTCACCCGCAACCTGCCGAACAACCTGCTCGAGGAGAGTCAGGTCGCCGGCAACCTCTCCGGCATCACGAGCACGGAGACGCAGCTCTCCGTGCTCTCGTGCGTCGACAACGCGAAGGCGGAGATGCAACGCAAGGCCGACGAGCAGGAGGTGTCCGCCTCGGCTCTCGTTCCCGTCAGGACGGAGGCGTAGCCGATGGCTTCAGACACCTACTGGCAGAGACGCCAGGCAGAGGCCGACGCCGCCATGGAGCGCGACGAGAGGTCCGTGGCCAAGCGCGTCGCCAGGGCGTACGAGACGGAGATGGCATCGCTGGACCGGGAGATATCCTCCTACTACGAGCGCTTCGGGACGGACGGTGTGCTGTCCTACCGCACGATGCTCGAGACGATGGACCCCGCCGACCGCGACCTGCTCATGAGGGACTGCGACGCCTTCCAGGAGGCACACCCCGACCTCGCCGACATGGTCGTCATCCGCAAGGAGGTCTACAAGCTCGACCGCCTCGAGGGCCTGCAGGCGTCGGCCAGGTGCCACCTCGCAAACGCGACGGCCGAGGCGACCGACGGTCTCGACGACCACTTCGCGAGGCAGGCGGCGAGGTCCGCCAACGCGGTCGCCGACACCATGGGGTTCGGGCGTAGCTTCCACTCCATGGACGACGACACGATCCGCGCGTTCGTCGGCACCAAGTGGGCCGGTGGGCAGGACTACTCGGAGCGCATCTGGGGCAGCACCGACAAGCTCGCGGGGTACGTGGCTGACGACATGGCCAAGGCGTTCGCGCGTGGTGACTCCTACGATCGCATCGGAAGGGCCATTCGGCACAGGTTCGTCGACGTGGCCGAGAGCAACGTCAGCCGCCTCGTCTACACCGAGGGAACATATGTCGCGCGTCAGGCGCAAGCCGCGGAGTTCCAGCGCGAGGGGTTCGACACGTACACGCTGTCGACGGTCGGCGACGGCCGCGCATGCTCGGAGTGCTCGAGCGTAGCGATCCGGTCGATGTCGGAGCCGTTCCGCTTCGAGGACGAGGCGGTCGGCGTCAACTTCCCGCCGCTGCACCCGCGCTGCCGCTGCCAGGTGAACCCTGCCGTCACGGACTGGGACACATGGTGCAGCGACCAGCTCGACCAGGAGCGAGCGAGGAAGGCTGCCGAGAGGTTTGGTGGTTTCGATATCGAGTACATAGTACGGAATCGATGACGTCGAATTCGACGTCGAGACGGTGGGGTCGTCGAACGTATAGATCGTCGAATGCACAGCAGCAATCCAGCAAGAAGGCCATCCGAGAGGGTGGCCTTCCTCATGCCGAGGGGAGCCGCCCATGGCCTCCGCGACCGTATGGCACGCAAAGTGGTGCGGGCCGTGTCGGTGGGTTATCTCGTCGGTCGTTCCGAGGCTCGAGGCGGCTGGTTACGACGTGACGCTCATGGACGTCGACGACCACCCGTGCGCGGCGAGGGATGCGGGCATAGACCAGCTCCCGGTGATCGTGGCCACGCTCGACGACGGGAGCGAGGTAGTCGTCCGTGGGCGGCCTGGCACCGACGCGCTCGGTGCGCTTGGGATCTGACGCACCACACAAGGAAGGCACCACGCGGGCGCTCCCAGGGATGGGTGACGCCCGTTCCGTCCGAGCCGTGATGACGCTAAAAGCAACGGGGATGGCCGACGCCGGCGGGCCGATGCAGCCGGGATGCGAGAAGGGAACCGAAGATGGCAGACGAGAACGCCACGCAGGCCGACGAGAGCATCACCCAGGCGGACGGAGCCGACAAGGTCGGCACCGATGCCCACGACGGAAACGGCAAGGCGGCAGACGTCGGAACTGAGCCTCAGGCGAAGTACACCGACAAGGACGTCGACGAGATCATCGAGCGTCGCTTCGCCAAGTGGCAGAAGCAGCAGGACGCCAAGGTCGAGGAGGCCAAGAGGCTCGGCGAGATGAACGCCCAGGAGAAGCTCACCTACGAGCGTGACCAGCTCCAGGGCAAGCTCGACGAGCTCGAGCGCGCCAACGCCGTGTCCGGGATGCTCTCCGAGTCGCGCAGGCAGCTCCGCGAGCGCTCGATCGACGTGCCGGACGAGCTGGTCGGAATGCTCGTCGGCGAGACGGCCGAGGACACGAAGGCTGCGGTCGACGCGTTCGCCGACTCGTTCGACGCCGCGGTCGAGGCTGGCGTGAAGGCACGCCTCGCCGGGACAGCGCCAAAGGGCGGCGTCTCGCAGAAGCCGGTCACAAGGGCCGACATCGACGCCATCAAGGACACGGCCGAGCGACAGGCCGCGATCAAGAAGCACCAGGACCTCTACAGATAGCAAAACGGAAGGAAGCAAAACATGGCAGAAACCAACGTCTCCTACCCCGAGACCAACCTCACCAAGTCGGCCGACCTCGCCCCCGAGATCTCCATCGACTACGTGAACCGGTTCGCGACCGGCATCCAGAAGCTCCAGAAGCTCCTCGGGCTCACGAACCTCATGCCCGTCCCCGAGGGCGGCACCATCAAGACCTACAAGTACACGTCCGACATCAAGGACGGCAACGTCGCCGAGGGGGACTACATCCCGCTCTCCGAGGTCAAGAAGGCCGTCGACCAGACCTACACCCTCGGCCTCAACAAGTGGCGCCGCAACACCAGCGCCGAGGCCATCCAGTCCAAGGGCCAGGCCCTCGCGGTCAACGACACCGACGCGAAGCTCATCGCCGGCATCCAGGGCATCGTGCGCGCAGACCTCCTCTCGGCCGTCACCTCGACCACGAAGACCAGCCCCGCCGGTGCCAACCTCCAGGCGGCGCTCGCCCAGGCGTGGGGTGCCCTTGAGGTCGTCTTCGAGGACTACGACGGGATGGGTGACATCGACGACGAGTCGACCTCCCCGTTCGTCTTCTTCGTGAACCCCGTCGACGTGGCCGACTACCTCGGGACCGCGTCCATCTCCACCCAGAGCGCCTTTGGAATGTCCTATATCAAGGACTTCCTTGGACTCGGCACAACCTTCACCACCGCCAAGGTGACGAAGGGGACCATCTACGCCACGGCGGCCCAGAACCTCAACGTCGCCTACGTCCCCGTCTCCGGCGGCGACCTCTCCTCGACGTTCGGGCTCTCCTCCGACGCGACCGGACTCGTCGGCATGACCCATTCCGTGGTCACCACCAACGCGACCATCGACTCGCTCCTCATGAGCGGGATCAAGGTCTTCCCGGAGATCTCCGACGCCGTGTTCAAGGGCACCATCACCGCACCGGCGTCCTCGGGCCAGTAACAGACAAGCGAATGGAGGTCACGCCATGGCTGACCTGATGGCACGCGTGAAGGTGAGGCTCTCGTCCTATGACGAGGTTCCGTCCGATGACGAGCTCTCCGAGATCGTCGCGACGCTCACGGACCGCGTCTGCATGAGGGTCGGCGTGGCCGACCTCCCCGAGCGTGCCGGCTCACTCGTGGTCGACGCCACGGTGAAGGCCGTCAACAGGCGCTTCGACGAGGGCGTCACGTCCGAGTCCGAGGGACAGACGGGGTCGATGTCGACCACGTGGGTCGAGGACATCCTCGGGGAGTACGAGACTGAGCTCGCCAGTCTCAGGGACGAGCTCGCGGCCGACGCGGCATCGACGCGCCAGAGGGTGAGGTTCCTGTGAGGTGGCTCATGGCGGAGCTGTTCGCCATGCAGACGACCGGGAGGGACAGGCTCGGGAACCCCACAGGGTCGAGCGTGTCCATAGGGAAGGTGCGCGTTCGCGTCGCCCCGTGGAGCACGGTCCCAACGGAGAACGACGGGAACGGGTTCGACTCGACGGCGCTCACGCTCGTCACGACCGCCCCACTCTCGAAGGTGCGTGCCGCGGAGACGCTCACATGCTCCGTCGGTGGGCAGAAGGAGACCTACTCGGTGTCCGGCGTCTCAGACCTCGGACGCAGGCGGGCCATCTCGTGCTCGCGCATGAAGGGGGTCTGACATGCCTGACCTCACGATCTCGCTCGAGGACTCAGGATTCGGAGACGCCGCTCGGCGTCTGTCGTCGTTCGACGGGAACGTCATCGTGACCGCGAGCGTCAACGAGATGGCTCAGGCCCTCAGGAGCGGTGGCACACCCGTCGACACGGGCGAGCTCGTAGGCTCCATCCGCCAGGAGGTACGTGGCGGTGAGGGAGAGGTCGGATACGTCAAGGAGTACGCGCCGCACGTCGAGTACGGGCACCGGCAGAACGTCGGCCAGTTCGTGCCGAAGCTCGGCAAGCGACTCAAGGCTAGCTATGTGCCTGGCCAGAAGTTCCTGCAGCGCGAGGTGTCGGTCGAGAGGCCGTCGTTCGAGCGCAGGGTCGGGCAGGCGCTCAGGGAGGAGGGGCTGTGAGCCACGCCATGCGGAGGGTGTCGCCAGTCGACGTCCTCGAGGCCGTGCAGACGAGGGTCGAGGCCGGGACGGGAGTCATGTGCGTGACGGACCCGGACGACCAGGAGAGCCCCTTCTACTCGCTCGACTTCGCGAGCAGTCGCCCAGGACGCTCGAAGAGCATGAGGCTCGACGTGTTCGACGTCTGGGTGCACTGCATCTCCAAGCCGTCGGCGTCGAGCCAGGACGTGCTCGGGATGGTCGCCTCACTCGAGGAGGCCATGGAGCAGGACGTCGAGCTTGCCGCCCCGTTCAGCGTCGTGAGACAGGACGACATGGGCGTCCAGGTCGTCAAGCAGGACGAGACGCAGGAGTGGCACGCGGTGGTCGCATACGAGATCACCGTTAGCTACGGACTGATCATCAAATGACAAACAGGAGGTAGAAATGGCAGACGGAACAACCACGACCACGACCGACTTCGACTCGGGCGCTTACTGCTCCACGGGTGGAGGAGTCGCAGCCGTCGACGGGAAGACGATCCTGACGTGTATCTTCAGCTCGGATGGGAGCAAGCTGCTCGCCATCGACGGCGAGCAGGAGGCGAAGCTGTCACTCGAGGCAGACACGAAGAGCTTCAGCTCGAAGGACTCGAAGGGTGGTTGGCAGACCAACTCCCCGTCAACGAAGAGCTGGTCCCTCGACCTGGACACCGTCCAGGTCAAGGACGCGGAGTCGAACCTCGTCATCCGCAAGGCGTTCGAGGACGGCGCCGCGCTCTGCTTCAAGCAGGTCTATGACGACGGGAAGTTCACGCCCCGTTGTGGTGGCAGTGCCTACGTCACGAAGTACGAGGACGACGCGCCGTCAGACGACGTCGACTCAATCTCGATCTCGCTCACGGGCACGGGCAAGCTCACCTGGTTCGACATCGACACCGCGTCTGCCGCGAAGGCCACGGCGATCCCGTCGAACCGCACCGCATAGGACCGACAGACCGCATGCGTTGAGGGGCCCGGTAACGGGCCCCTCCTCATACCGATTGGAGTCATTGATGGAAGAGCAGGAGACGACCTTCGTGGTCGACGGAACCGAGTACGAACTCAAGTACCCAGAGAAGCGCGTCGAGATGGCAGAGGCATCGATGGGCGACAAGAGCATTGTCGAGGTCTTCTCGACTCAGCCGACCCTGCGCGAGATCAAGACCGCTGCCGCCTATGGCCTGCGTGAGGTCGGTCAGAGCGCGTGGGTGAACCCGACGAAGGCAATCGACATCGCCGGACGTGCCCTCGAGGAGCTAGGACGTACGTCGCTCATGACGTTCATAGCCGATGCGGTGATGCGAGACTGCGCTTTTTTATTCCAGGAGAACTGACGCGGCTCGAATACTCGAGACCTTCCAAGAGGAAGCCGCCTGATGCCGGACCCAACAGGCGTGATGCCAGATGGGCTTGGGCAGCCGTTCGGTTCGGGTTCACCCCTGACGAGTACGAGGCGCTCACCACGGCCCAGCTGTTGCTGCTCCAGAAGGCAGACGAGGAGTTGACGGTCCAGGAAGGTGAGACGGTCCGCGGGGCCGTAGAGGTGGCTATCGCGAATTCATGCAGGAAGAGGGGCAAGAAGCCGAGCCGGCTGTTCGAGAAGGTAAGGGCCGGTGTCGGAGCGTTGAGCCGGTCTGACGCGATCAGGAAGATGCGCGGGATAGAGAGCGTGATGGGAGGAACCAATGGCTGAGTACACCCTGTCCGCGAAGGTCACCGCTGACACCTCCGACTTCGAGTCCGGCATGGAGCAATCGAGAGATGCGCTCGGAAGGTTTCAGAGCAAGTGCAAGGAGAGCAGCGACCAGTCGTCGAAGTCGACGTCTGGCTTCGCGACCGCAGCATCGAATGCGTGGGGTGCGCTCAAGACGAACGCATCGCAGCTTGGCGGGGCGATCAAGAGCGTCGGAGGAACGGCGATCGCAACGATCGCGGGAATAGCCTTGCAGGGTGGTTTTGATCGAGCACTCAATATCGACACGGCGAGGCAGAAGCTGTACGGGTTCTCGCAGGACTGGGGAACGGTCGACAGCGTCATGAAGTCGGCCCAGGCATCCGTCAAAGGCACGCAGTACGGACTTGGTGATGCCGCCAATGCTGCCGTCACACTCTCGGCGGCAGGTGTCACCGCTGGCGACGAGATGACGTCGTCGCTCAGCTCCATCGCAAACGCTGCTGCAGCCTCAGGGAAGTCGTTCGGGGACATGGGGACCATCTACGGGAAGGTCGCTGCCACCGGTCACCTTACCAGTGATACCCTGCAGTCGCTCCTCGATTCCGGCATTCCCGCGCTCTCCATCCTCTCCAAGGCCCTCGGCGTCAGCACCGACGACGTGAGGAAGATGGTCAGCGACGGAACCATAGACTTCCAGACGTTCAGCGACGCCATGCAGACGGGTCTCGGTGCGTCTTCCGAGGCATCGGCAAACACCTTCACTGGGTCAGCCGCAAACGTGCGAGCTGCACTCTCCCGCATGGTGGAGCCCATGGCCACGCCCGTCATCCAGGCGCTCACCGGGTTCTTCAAGCAGCTCGCCCCGGCAATCGACCAGGTCACGTCAAACCTTGGACCGGTCGTGACGGCACTCGCTCCTGCCATCGCTGGGTTCGCTGCATTCGCTGGCGGGTCTGCCATCTCTGGGCTCATCACGAAGGTCCCGATGCTCTCTGGCATGCTTGGCCCACTTTCAGGAGTCTTCTCGGCGATGTCTGGGCCGATTGGTGTGGCTGTCGCGGCCTTCGTTGGCCTTGTTGCCGTATGCCCCGGATTGCAGTCCGCGCTGGGGAGCCTCATGAGTTCTGTCGGGAACCTGGCGAACTCGATTGGAGCCGTCCTTGGGCCTCCGATACAAGTCGCCATAGGTCTGTTCGGACAGTTTGTCCAGTCTGTCGGGGGCGGTCTTGCAGAAGGTTTCCAGGCTGCCTCGGACGCCATAAACGGGTTCGTCTCAGGTGGCGGGGTCCAGCAAGTCGTCGGATTCTTCGACCAGATAGGTGCATCCGTACAGGTCGTCGCCGGGTACTTCGGATCAATCTTCGGGCCAGCAATCACGACGCTCCAGACTGGATTGTCGGCTCTTGCGACGAACATCGGTGGCATCGTCCAACCGGCGATCGACTCGTTCAACGCGGCGTGGGTCCAGGTGTCCTCAACGGTAACGGCCATCTGGTCGCAGATCACGACCGTCCTGCAGCCTGCGATCCAACAGCTGCAGCCGGTCCTCACCGTCATCGTCTCCGTCCTCTCCGGGATGATAGGCCCGGCGTTGCAGATGGTGGCAAGCATCCTGACCGGCGTCTTCGGCGCGGCATTCACCATCGTCGGAGGAGTCGTGTCAGGGGCGATGCTGGCAATAGCGGGCGTCATAGAGTTCGTTGTCGGAACGATCCAGGGAGTGATAGGAGTTTTCGTCGGCATCTTCACGGGTGACTGGTCGATGGCCAGCGACGGGGCATCTGCCGCGATGACCGGAATGTCCGATGTCGTCACGGGGATCATGAATGCCGTCTCTGGGACCATAGGTGGAATCGTCCATGGGATCTCCGACACGATAGGTGCCGTGTTCAATGGCATAATCGGAATAGCGTCTGGCGCGTTCCAGGGGGCAGCTAACGCGATCAGTAGCATCATGGGAGATGCCTCGAACACCGTCTCTGGTACATTGGACAACATCGCCGGTTTCTTCAGCGGTCTCCACATCGAATGGCCGCACATAAACCTCCCCCACTTCACCATCTCGGGGTCGCTGAACCTCGACCCGGCGCACCTTTCGGTGCCGAGCATCGGCATCGACTGGTATGCGGCTGGCGGCGTCTTCACGTCTCCAAGCATCATCGGCGTCGGTGACTCCCGCTCACCGGAGATCGTCACGCCGGAGGACAAGATGAGCGGTGTCTTCTCTGACGTCCTTGACGGATTCTCTGGTGGGCGCAAGGTGACGCAGAACTTCACCCAGAACATCGACGCCGGAGATGACGACCCGTACGTGGTCGCCGCGATCATGAACAGGAACGCAATGAGCTTGGCCATGGGGGTTTGAGATGGCAGACACCATGTACGCGGAGATCTCCTTCGACGGAAGGGTCATCACCATCCTCGGCCATGACACGGACTCAACGCCACCGGACGGGCTCGTGATGACCGACTCGGGAATCCAGGGGTGGTTCGGGGCACCTGACATAAAGGTCTCGCAGACCGAGAGGCAGACCGGGAACGGCGCACATGACGTGCCGGACGACGAGCTGCTCTATGCGGCCCGCACCGTCACCATGGGCGTCGCCGCGGTCGGTGACACGAGGCAGGAGGTCATCGAGGCAACGAACCGCCTCCTCGACGCCATGGGGCGCACGGTCTCGCTGCGTGTCGCGGACGATGGCTCCGACACCCACGTCGATGCCGCCCACTGTCGCATCGAATGGGAGGCTGACTGGGCCGAGGGCTTCCATACGGGCACCCTCACGGTCGTCTGCCCTCGCCCGGAGCGTCTCTCCACGGCCCCGTGCGTCGGCCTCATGACCCCCGGAGGGGACTCGGGGCTCGGCCTCGTATTCGACTCCACTGGCGTCCTGGGCCTGCCGATCTCCTTCGGCACGGTCTCCGAGGCGACGAACGCCTGCACGGTCACGAACTCCGGCACGTCCGCTGCCAGTCCCCTCATCGAGGTGTCTGGCGACATGCCCGACGGCGTGACGATCACCGACGTGGCCACGGGAAGGCAGCTCGCCTACGGCCAGCCCGTCAGGTGGCAGCCGCTTGTCCTGGACTGCAGGAGCCGCACGGCATCCGTCGCTGGCGTCGACGTCACGCGCGGGCTCACGGTCCGCCAGTGGCCGACCGTCCCGGCCAGGGGGTCGCTCTCGCTCGCGGTCTCGTCCGGCGGCACTGGCACGGTCAAGGTCACCTGCCACGACACATACATCTAGACATAGGAGGCTCCATGGCAACCACTGGATACCCCGTCGCGCAGCTCACGGACGGTACTGGTTGTACCGCGTCTACGCTGCGACACATCATTAGCGAGAAGTACGAATGCACGGGCGTCATCGGCGGGCTCGCGGTCACGGGCAGGACGACGCTCGCGTATTCCGTGGCCGCTGGCGTCGCGGTCTGCTCGAAGGGTAAGTCTGACGGTTACACGGAGTGCTACTTCGCAGGTGGGTCTACACCTTCCGTCGCGGTCGCCGACTCCACGAACCCGCGCATCGACTCCGTCTGGCTCACCAGCCACGACGCGACGCAGGGCGACGCGGACAACTACGTGACGCTCGGGGTCACGCAGGGCACCCCAGCCGCCACACCGACGGCACCGACCATCCCGACCTACGCGACGCTGCTTGGAGAGATGCTCGTACCTGCTGGGGCAACGACGACGGCGAAGGCCACGCGCACCAGCTCAATCAACTATGCGATACCCTACGGAGCGTCGCTCGGCGTGGTGCTCGACCAGACGGACACGAGCAACGCCGACATCACGACGGAGTACTGCTGCGCGTCGGGACATGTCTTCTTCCAGACGGACAGGCTCGTCGCCATCAAGATGATGCTCACGTGCTCTGCCGTGAACGGACCATGGTACGGCGGCGAGGGCTCTGTCTACGTGCGCGTCGTCATCGACGGCACCACGAGGAGGGCCTTCGAGGTTCGTACGTGGCCGACGTTCGCTGGCTCGCAGTACTTCGAGGACTGCGAGCAGCTCGCGGCAGGCAACCATGTCGTGGCCGTCTACATCAGGCCCGGGGTGAGCAATGCGAAGCGCTACTACGCGGCGGGGTCGTGGGCTGGCCAGCACGTCCAGGTCGTGGACGCGGGCGTGGTGCGCTGATGTGGCGCTGCAACCTGATGGACGTCACGAGCGGTCTGCTCGGTGCCCCCATCGACGTCCCCGGCGTCTCGTGGACGCTGTCCGTCTCGGACTGCTCGCTCGCGACCACGCGGGACAAGGGGACTGGCGTTGCGGACGCAACGGGGCTCACGGTGCCCTGGTCGGCGGTGCCGGCGACCACGCAGGCGGCGAGGGAGTCCGAGCTCGCGAGCTTCAGGCGCGGCCTGGTCCTCTCGTGGGTGGAGGGCGACTCCTCGACTCCCATCGTGGCGGGGGCCATCGGAGACCGCACGGACTCCTGGCTCGACACGAGCTTCGACCTGCTGTC